TAGTAGTGAAGAAGAATTTGAAAAAACATTTGCGGCCTTACAAAAAGGTATTGCTATATCTGTAGGTATTAAGGGAGCTATTGACGCCGTTGCTAAAGCACAGAAGGCGTGGAACTTAGTTACTAAAGTTACCAATACATTATGGTCCAAAAACCCAATAGGTTTAATTACTGTTGCAGTAGTTGCATTAACCGCAGCAGTATGGAAACTATATGATGCTTATGATGATACAGTTGATGTATCAAAAAAGTTAGTTGATGCACAAAAGGAAATTAAAGAAGCTTACGAGGATGAACTAGCTGCAGTACTTGCTATTGACGCACAAATAGATGCAGGAAATTTATCACAAGAAGAAAGACTTCGTTTAGCTACACAACTTAAAGAAAAGTTAGGTGACTTAGTAGGACCCATAGATGAACTAGCATCATCAGAAACAAAATTAAAAGAGGCTGTTGACGCCGGAAGTACTGCGTTGTTACAAAGAGTAGCTATAAGAGTTTATGAAGAAAAACTTACTGAAGTAACCCGTAAAATTATTGACCAACAAGAAGCGGTTGATAAAGCTACAGATGCATATATGAATTACGAAGAAAGTATATCCGATGCAGCTGCAAGTATTGAATTGGGAGCTACTGCGGAAGATGCTGCTTTTGATAGAATGAAAAAACAGGAAGGTATATTAAAAAACCTACAGACAGAACAAAAAGCATTTGCAGTAAAAATAAATGAAACAGCTGCAAACTTAAAATTACTTACTACTGTTACAGGTGAAACAGTTGACCAGTCTAACGTATATCTTAATGTTATTAAACAATTAGAGGGTGCGTTTGATGTTAATGCAGAAGCACTAGGTAAAGGTACTTTAGGTATCGCACAATTAGGAGCTGAGTTAAAGGAATTGGGTTTATTAACTAATAACTTTTTCACTCCACAATTTGAACAGGGTGTTATTGAGAAACTAGAAGCAGCTGCTATTCAAGTAGCAGTACTACAACATAGAATTGAAGAAATTGACTTGAGTAAGTTAAATGAAGAGGAACAAACTAAAGCTTTTACTAAGTTGAATGAGGAACTTACCGCACAGGTTATTAACTTAAATAACTTAACAAAAGCTTACGACTTATATAGAAAAACTGTAGCTAAAACTACTAAGGACTTAGAAGCACTATTAAATGCGAGTATAGTTAATGCGGAAAAATTACAAGACCTTAAAGATGCATTCATTGAAACAGATGATACAGCAGAAAAGTTAAATGAAACATTAAAAACTTTAGGTGGTGATACTATTCCAGAAAAAATAGATACTATTGGTGGTTTAGTTACTACTCTAGATAGTTTGAATAGTGCGTTAGATAACTTTAGAAATGCAGACGAAGCATTTTTAGATGCAAGACTTAATGGTATCGACGCTATGTTTGATGCTAGTCAGTCAGCATTGGAACGTACCTATGAAGAAGCTATAAATAGACAAGGTATATCAGCAGCTGAGCGGGACAAAATAGAAGAACAATATACTTTACAAGCAGAACAAAACGAACGTGATAGAACTAAAGCGTTAGAGAAAGAAGAAGAAAAACGTAAAGCTATTTTAAAACGTGGTGCTGAAACACAATTTGCTATTTCAGCTGGACAAATTATAGCTAACGGTTCACAAGCAATATCTAAAGCATTAGCTGAGTTAGGTCCTGTATTAGGTCCTATTGCAGCTGCAGGTATTGGTGTTAGTATAGCGGCTCAATTACAAGCAGCAAATGCTGAGAAAGCTAAAGTACAAAGTTTAGCATTAGGTGGTATTGTTAATGGACCAAGTCATGAAGCTGGTGGTGTAAAATATCGTTTAGGTGGTAATGTTACAGAACTTGAAGGTGGTGAAGGTGTTATTAACAAAAAAAGTATGGCGATACCTGGTGTTGCAGCTAAAGCTAGTCAACTTAACCAATTAGGTGGTGGCGTACCATTTGCAAATGTTAGTAATGGTAGTACAGGTTTAGGAATGGATATATCTATGGTTAAAGCTATTGTAAAAGAAGTTTCAGCTATACCTGTTGTAGTATCTGAACAAGATATTACTAAAACTCAACGTGTGGTTAAGACTATACAAGAGCGTAGTACATTTTAATTCGTACAGAAAACTAATTTTTATATTTAATTACTAATAGGATAAATTATGAAGAAAAAAATAGTAGAATTACTTATTGATGAGGACTCATTAAATGACGGTATATTCGCAATATCATTAGTTGACTTTCCAGCAATAGAAGAAAACTTTATGGTTTTCAGTGATAACAAATATAATGTAACATTTGCAAAGATAGATGCAGAGAAACGTATCCTTACAGGTCCTGCATTAATACCTAACAAAGAAATTTATCGTTACAACCCAGAAACAAATGAAGAATACTTTGTTTACTTTTCACCAGAAACAGTTGAACAAGCAAGTCAAATGTATTTAATGAACCACAAACAAGACAATGCAACTTTAATGCATGAGGAAGATATTAAAGGTGTAAGTCTAGTTGAAAGTTGGTTAGTTACAGATGAAACAAACGACAAAGCAATTGCAATGGGTTACGATGTACCTGTAGGTACATGGATGGTATCATTAAAAATAAACAATGATGAGATATGGGAAAACCAAATTAAAACTGAAGAAGTTAAAGGTTTCAGTATTGAAGGTTTCTTTACTCAGAAATTTGATGGTGCATTAGAACCAAAAATAGAACGTATGTTAGATAAAATTATACGTATATTGGAGCAAATAGAGGACAATACAAAATAATTTTTTATTAAATTCAAAACAACACGGACAAATTTATATTTACAATTACAAAGGGAATTATTATGACTAAAAAAGAAGCTTTTGATAAAATTATTGCTATGTTAGGTCTTGAAGACTATGCAACTAATTTTAGTACAGAAACAGAAGTAACACAAGATGAACTTGAGTCAGTACAATTAGATACACAAGCACTAATGGATGGTGCTATTGTTGAGTACGTAACCTGGGAAACAGGAGTAGAAATATTTATCCAAACTGAAGAAGGACTTGTTCCATTAGCAGACGGTGAATATGAAACAGCTGAAGGTGTATTTTTTACTGTATTAGATGGTAAAATTGAAACTATCACCGAACCAGAAACTGAAGAAGTAGACGAAACTGAAGAAACTGAAGAAACTGAAGAAGTTATAGATCACGCAGCAATTATCGCAGAACTAGAAGCTAAAATAGCTGAGTTAGAAGCACTATTAGGTGTGGAGTTAACAAAAGTAACTGAACTTGAAACACAAGTAGTTGAATTATCAAAAGAACCAGCAGGTTCACCGGTTATTCACACACCAGCTTGGAAAAGTTCAATTGAAGAAGTAAAGAACAATAGAATTGATGCAATAACTGCATTGAGAAAAAAACAATAAATAATATTATAAATTAAAAAGGAAAACATTATGTCTTTTAACGTATCAGGTCTTTCAACATACACTGACGAAGTTAGTGGAGAATTAATTGCGAAGGCAGTATTAGTTGGTAACACAGTAGATAGAGTATCTATCCAACCAGGTATTAAAGGGTCTCAAACTCTTAACTTACTTGACAACACTCTTGTATTACAAGCAGCAGCTTGTGGTTTTAACACATCAGGTTCAGTAAACCTTACACAAAGAACACTTACAGTAAGTGGAATTAAAGTTAACGAAACTTTATGTCCTGCAGACTTAGATAACTATTTCTTAGGTCAAAAATTACGTCCAGGTTCAATTAATGATAACGTACCTGAAGAAGAAAAAATAGTTGACAAATATGTAAAAGAAATTCAGTCAGCTAACGAAGCATTAATTTGGAGAGGAAACACTTCAAGTACTAACCCTAACTTAGCAAGAGCTACAGGTTTATTACAAATTGTTTCTGCAAGTTATGCAGCATCAGAAGGTGTATTAGTACCAAACGCTTCAACAGGTTCTATTACTTTATCTAACGTAGATGACAAAGTAGAAGCAATGGTTGACAATATTCCAACTGCAATTATGGAACAAGAAGACTTAACATTATTTGTACCTTATTCAGTATTTAACTTATACGTACAAAAATTAAGAAACGACAACTTATTCCATTACCCAACAGCAACAGCAGGTGAATTTGAAATGATGATACCAGGTGTAGCAGCAAAAGTACAATTAGTTGCAACAGCAGGTTTAAATTCAACTTCAGCGATGGTATTATCATCAGCGAAAAACCTTTTTGTAGGTACAGACTTACTTGATGAAACTGATAACTTAAGAATGTGGTATTCTGAAGATAACGACGAAGTACGTTTCAGAGCTAACTACAAACTTGGAACACAAGTTGCATATCCAGACTTCGTAGTGTGGAATGGTACTATATCTTAATAGTAACTACAATACAAGGGTGGGTGTATTCCCACCCTTTATATAAATTCAATAAACAATAAAATTAATTAAAAATAGGAAAATATTATGGCTTGTAATTTGACAGCGGGTATAACAAAAGGTTGTCGTGATAACGCAGGTGGTATTGTAGAAGCTTATATTGGTAATTTTGAAAACATGACTTTCACAGAAGGTTCAGATGGTTTAATTACTGCTATTACAACAGGTTCTGCAGCAGCTACAGACGGATACTACACTTTTGTACCTAACAAAAACTCTTCTACTTGGGGAGAAACAATTCAAGGTTCTTTAGAGAACGGAACAATTGGATACGAACAAGCAGCTACTTTAGTATTCCAAAAGAATGAAGCAGCTCTTAGAAACCAAGTTAAACTTTTAGGACAGGCTAACTTGTCAATAATTGTTAAAGATAAAAACGAAAAATATTGGTTAATTGGTAAGCAAAACGGTGCTGAATTACTTTCAGGTGGTTCAAGTGCTGGTACTAACTTAACTGACTTAAACGGATGGACATTGAATTTCAGTGCCACAGAACCTCAACCAGGTTTTGAAGTTTCAGGAAGTATTATTACAGACATCCAAGTTACTGTATAATTCATATAATAAAACTTAATTTAAAGGGTAGTTTTTACTACCCTTTTTTTATGACCAAACAGTTCTAAAGTTTTTATATTTTATAGTAAATAGGTAAACAATATGATAGTAATACAGAAAAACGCAAGTAATGATGTGGTTTTGACTTTAAAAGAAAAGTCTACGCTTACTTCTCCTTACTATACGTTCAAATTTGAAAGTGATATGACAAATAATGTTGTATCTTGTTCTGCAACTAATATGAGTACCGCGAGTAGATATGATGAATTTACATTTATAGAAACAGGTTCGGCAGCAGTATCTGCATCTGTAGGTATTATTAATTTAGAACCTGCAGGTTATTGGACTTATACTGTTTATGAAACAGCTACAAGTGAAAGTATTTCTATACCAACAAGTGGCTCAGTTGAGACAGGAAGGATGTTGGTTAAAAGTGCTACATCAGAAAGTGTTGTAAATTCTACATACGATAACGAACAAACTTATACGGTTTATACAGGAAATTAAAAAAATATGGAAAACACAAACAAAGAAATGGCGAGCAGACCAATGGTTGTACAGATGGCTGTTAACAATGCTCCTAAAATACAAGAAGTAACACATGGTAATTATATAAAGTATGGGGAAGCTAATAACTATCCACAACTTTTAATTGACTTACTAAATAGTTCAGCCTTACACAACTCTATTATTAATTCGCGTAAGGACTTAGTAGTAGGAGATGAAGTAGTAATTCTAAATACAGAACCTGTGGAACGTTCTAAAACTGAACAGTTTATTGAAAGTGTAAACCCAAAAGAAACTTTACATGAAGTAATTGATAAATTAACTTATGACTATGAAACATTTGGTGGTTATGCACTTAACGTAATTTGGAGTAAAGATAGAACTAAAATTGTACAAATGTATCATATAGACTTTAGTACAATTAGAAGTGGTGTTGCAGATATGCATGGTGAAATACATGAATACTTTTATTCACCAGACTGGAGTAAATGCAGATATAAAAATAACAAACCTGTAAGCATTCCTGCTTTTAATAAAGATGATAGAAGTCAACCAAGTCAATTAATTTACCATAAAGGTTACAGACCGGGACAGTGGTATTATCCATCTCCTTCATATGTTGCAGCTTTAAATTGGATAGAGTTAGACGGTGAAATTAGTAACTTCCATTTAAGTAACATTAAAAATGGTATGGTACCAGGTATGTGGGTAAACTTTAATAATGGTGAACCACAAAATGCTGAACAACGTAAAGCTATTTATAAAGCAATACAAGATGACTTCCAAGGTTCAAGTAGTGCAGGTAAATTTGTAATTACTTTTAGTGATGATGCAAACAAAGCACCAACATTCCAACCAATGGGTGTTAGTGATGCTGACAAATTGTTTATTACTTTACAAGACTTAGTATTACAGAATGTACTTAGTGCACATCAATTAACAAGTCCAATGATAGCTGGTATTAAAACTGCTGGTAGTTTAGGTGGACGTACAGAATTAATTGAAGCGTTTGAACTTTATAGTAATATGGTAGTTAAACCAGACAGACGTTTTGTATTAGACCCAATTAACAAAATTTTAGAACTTAACAACCTAAGTTCAATTGACTTACAAAATACTACACCAATTTCATTTACATTTACAGAAAGTATATTACAAAATATATTAACTGAAGAAGAGCTAAGAGAGATGATAGGTAAAGAAGCTAAGGAGGCTGAATAATGGCTAAGACACTTTTTATAAGCGAAGAATATTTAAAAACAAACTCAAGTATTCCACTTAATTTAGACAACCAATATTTGCGTAGTTTTATAATTAAGGCACAGGAAATAAATATCCAAAAAGTATTGGGCAGTGACTTGTATAACGATATAGTTAGTGGGGTTAATAATTCAGACCTCACAGCTGCTGAAACAACTTTACTACAAGACTATATTCAAAGTTGTTTAGTTGAATGGGCTACATATACAGCGTTCCCACATATTCATATTAGAGTTATGAACATTGGTATTGTTAAAAAAGACAGTGATATATCAGACCCAATTGACTTAGATGAATTAAAGTTTATGCGTAAACAAATACTTGAAATGGCTGAGTTTTATTCAGAGAGAATGAAGGACTATTTAAGAGAAAATAAAAACTCGTTCCCTAATTATTTAAACCCATCTGATAATTTGGATACAATTAAACCAGATAAAAGTTCACAATACACAACCGGAATGTATTTACCTAGTT